ATACCGGAAAACAGCCTTGTTGATGAACGGAATCATGAAATCTTCTTGGAAGTTCGTCAGCGTACGCTTGTACTTCTTGATGATTCCAGCCATCGCCATGCTCATGCCACCTGCACCGGCATCACGGGGCACATTAGACGGCATTCCTGCGCTATCAACCGTGCCAGTAGCCTGCAGAAGCATTCGCTCGAAGTTCTGAGCCGAAGTCATGGCATTGCCATCGGTCTGACCGAACTTGAACGGGAATAAAATCTCACCAGGATTGCCGTTGGTCAGGATAGCCTTACCCGGCTTAACCTCAAACTTAGCTCCTCGTGGCAGACGGGTAGCGTCCATAGCGATCATAGGAGCCGTTGTAAGGGCCAAGGAGTCCATGTGAGCACGCAACTGACCATCAATGGCCTTTTGCATGTTATAAGCCTTCTCAACCGTCCCACGGCCCCAGAAACGACCGGGAACCGTGTCATCCTGATAGGCCACAACAGGACGATCCTTCATCATGTAAGGATTTTCCTCTGCTTTGAGCAGCAAATTGTCGTTGGCAATCACGACAATGGCTTCAACTAGGTTGCAATACTTATCGCCAACCGAGTTTTCAGGGAAAATCTCTTCGTATTCTTCATCTTCGTTCTCAGACAGAAGCTCACGAGGCACCAAACCGTAGTAGGTGACCAGTTTTACCTTGTCGTCTTGGAACTGCTTGGGGTCTTGGGTAGGCTCTAAGTCCTGATCCTGGTACTCGGTGGTGATGTCCACCTTCTTGTAGATACCGTTTTCGATACCTTCGACGATCTTGTGGACAGAGACATACTTCTCAATGGCCACACCAAGCGCATCTTCGATGTTTTCAGCGTTCGGATCGATCAGGAAGTTCTTGGGATTGACCGGCTTGAGCTTGATCGCTACACGCTCTTGCTCCTGAACACCGATAGCAGCCGCATCCGTGACACCGGGAATGGCCTGAGTCGCCGGAATGTACTCCATCTCGGACTTGACCACGATCTCACCAATGCCGGTGCCGTAGATTTCTGCCATCAGCTCGATGTGATCGACAGACTTCTTGATCTTGTCCTTCTTGAAGTCCTCAATCAACTGCTTACGCAGGGCTTCAATGTCCAGAGGAGAGCCGTCAACATCACGAACATCGTCTTCGATGTCAAAGAAGTCACCGTTACCGAAGATTGCTTCGACAATCTCGGCATGACGAGTCTCTACCGCCTGTTGGGTGGCCGGACTGATGATGCGAGAGCGTTCCGAATCACGAGTGCGATCATTTGAATCCCATTGCCCACGAAAGATGCGCTCGTATTCGAGCCACGCATCCATGTAGTTGGCATCCCGATGGTCACGCCAGCGAGTAATGTGGTCGGTAATCCAAGCCGTGAGTTCTTTTTCGTTCTCTGTCGGCTCTTCAAACTCTTCGTTATGCTTTTCGTATTCCATCTTATTTCCACTTCACTTGGTCGGCCCACCAAGCCGCAGACATTTTGCCCTTGGCTCCAACCTTTCGCATCTTCTCGCCGCTACCGGCTTCAATGCGCTTTCGCTTTGCGTTGATGTTTGCGTAAAGTCCAGGTTTCATTAGTACCCCGCTATTTTGTCAAGGATAATGTATTCGTCTTCTTCGTAGTCCTGTTGGTAGGATACGACAGCTAATTGGTCAATGTAAGACAAAGCATCCACCAGATCGTCGTGTACGCCGTTGGTGGGGAACATCATCAACTGATCCTTCAGTTCGTCCCAATCTTCGTCTTCATTAAAAGTGACACGACCGTGTTCCATGCGCCCTTGCAGCGCCCAAATAACACGATCAGCTTTCTTTTTGTTGCCGTGAGTAAGGTCTTGAATGTGCGCATAGATGTTGTTCTTTCTCATCAAGTCGTTGAGATAAGGTAACACAGCATTCTTAAGCGCACCACGCTCAATACCAACAGCAATAGGCTCGTAGTCTCTGACAGTCTTCAGGATATTTACGGCAGTCTCTCGTATATCCCACCGACCATGAACAACTTTGTGTACGAACCAATCACCGTCATCTGTCACCTTTACGATAGCAATTGCAGATTCATCTAGCTTTTTCTTGGCAGCACTTGCGTTCTTTGCTACATCCTCAAACCCTGCCAAGTCAATAGCCACGACATAAGAACCATCTTTAGGTTCTTTCCCAGTCTTGAACCATTGTTCCTTGAAGACATCAGCACCAGCGGTGTCAAACGAAGACAAGTACTCCTGCTTGAAAGCAAAGGAGCTTAGTGTTCGCTTGGCTGCTTCAATTTCCTTTGGGTCAATCGTTTCGTTGTCTTGGGTGGTAAAGTGCCAAGACTTCCACTCTTCGTCCTCACCGGACTGTCCGAGGTTGAAGACATCGTAGAACCAGTTACGCCCAGACGGAGTAGAAATAAATAATGCTCGACCCTTGCGATCCGACAAAGCAGCACGAAGGATTTTCTCCCAGACATCCTGCTTAATGAAGGCGCACTCGTCAAGCACCAGATAAGTTAAAGACACACCACGGAGACTGTCAGGATTGTCAGCACCACGCACAAGTATCTTACGACCATTGAGAAGCGTTATCTCAAGATTGTTCACATGGCTGGTCTTGATGACAGGTCTTCCGAGGTCATGTAACAGTTCCCAGATAATCGATCTAGCTTGACCCATCGTAGGGGCCACATACATCACGCTAGAGCCTTCAGGGCAGTTTAAAGCCTCTATAAGCAGCGTAACCGCAGACAGTCTGGACTTACCACATCGACGGCCAGCAGCCACGATCTTGAAGCGAGTCTTGTCGGTGAAGACAGTCTTCTGCCAGTTCAGTAGTTGAAAGTTTAAGGCTGTCATACGTCAATCACATCATCAGAAGTAGACACCTTGGGTTCATTCAAACCAGAGATGTTAATGCTGATCTGAGGCATTTGACCAGCTTGCTTGCTTTGATCGAAAGCAGACACAGGGACAATTCTATCGACAATCAGCTTCCAAGCAGCAGCTTGGTGTGCATGTTCATCGTTAAGTGCAGCTTCGTATATTTTCTCTAAGACCTTAGCACTCTTAGGACTGTTCAACATCCTGAGCTTATAGTCATTGATAATGGCTGCATCACCTGGGGGACGACCACGTTTACCTAAAGTTCGTGACTTGGTTTCGACAAGATCACTTTTAGACGGTCTTCCAATCTTATTGCCATTAGGCTTGGTCATGTGTCTTTATCCTTTAAGGAGACAATCCTACATTAAAGTTAACTTATAATGTAAATTATTAATAGTTATTATTATAAGTACTTATAATATTACTTATAATATTTAACATCTAAGTCATCTATGACTTCTATGTCTTCTTAGTGTACTCTAACGCTTACATCATAGTACTATTATATCATAGGTTTGTCTTCTTGTCAAGCGTTTTCTTTAACTTTCTTGTTTTTTCTTTCATTTGCTCCCTCTAACGTCTCCCTTCCAGGGTGTCCGTGTTCCGTCATCGTCTATTTTGACTCTGTCCCCATTTTTCTAACACTGACAATAACTTACAGTGTCTTACATGACGACTCTGTCCCTAATTTCCTTAGGTCTATTTTTACTCTTTTGTGAACGTTAGAGGCTCCACCAAAGTAAACTCCCAAGCCCGCACCCCTCCCCCCGTCATCAATGACCTGGCACGGATCTTGCATGGTCTTTGACGCAGTGCAACATCAGTAGTTGCTTATATAAGCATACACTATAGGTAGCGTATCAGTCCCTGCTTATACACTATAGGTAGTGCCTGGCATGGAATTTGCATGGAACAAATGCGTTTGCTTGGTATGAATCTTGCAGGCGTGGGAGGCGATGGAGGTGCCTCTAGCGTTGCTTTTGAGCAACACAAAAGAACCTATCGACACCCAGGCCATCATTGAAAAATACAATAGACCCTACACTTGCGTAGGACATTTGTTTGTGCTACAGTACAGACATCGACAACGCAACTGGAGCAAGCAAATGCAATCGACACTCAAGGCCCTGGAAACAAGCCTGTATTGGCAACAGGTAGTCCTGAAGCAGAGCAAGGATGCCAAGCAGAAAGAACGCTGCCGTGTGGCCATTGAAAAGCTGCAAAAGCAGATCGACGAACTACAAAGCAAAGTCTAAGGGTTTATCCCTATAGACTACACAGACAGCACAGACACAATCAACCCACCATCAATCAACAGAGGACAACATGGCAATCCGTATCAGTGTCACATCCAAGCTCGACGGCATTCGTTCGTGGTCGCTGCAAGCCCTGGACACTTGCCCTGGTTCCCTTGCGTCACCGGGTGTCTTAGTTGACGCGTGCAAGGGATGCTACGCCACCACGGGCAACTATCGGTACCCAAACGTTAAAGCCCCACGACTTGAGAATCGGGAAGACTGGCAGCGACTCGAATGGGTTGATGATATGGTCAAGGCCCTGGATTCTGACCGTTATTTCCGATGGTTCGATTCGGGTGATATGTACACTCTAGGGCTTGCCGAAAAGATTCTCGAAGTGATGAAGCGCACGCCATGGGTGAAACACTGGCTCCCGACTCGCATGCACAAATTCCCCAAATTTCAAATGGTTTTGTCTGAAATGCAAGCGCTGTCCAATGTTATGGTTCGATTCTCTTCGGATAGCGTGACTGGTGACTTCATCCCGGGCTTGCATGGTTCCGTTATCGTTCCCGATGCTAACACTCTGCCCGATGGTGTTACACTCTGTCGCGCCTATGAGAATGCTGGCAAGTGTTCGGGATGTCGCGCATGTTACGATAAGACAGTGGACGTTATCGCGTACCCTGCCCATGGTGTCAAAATGGCCAAAGTCATTAAGATTGTTAAAGGTTAAACATGGAAAAGCAAAACCGATTCTGTACACTGTCCGATGCATTGGAATCAGAAAACATCCTGCACATGTGGGACAATCGGCCCATTGCATACGGGCAAACCGTCAGTCTTACCTATGATGACGGTACAAAATACGGGCATTTTGTATCTGTATACAGGGATGAAACTGGTTTATACGAGCGACCTGTCCACTATTCAAGGGGTTAAACATGAAAAACACTGTCTTCGGGTCAACTATCGTTGACGCTATCGCCCTAGTGATTGTCTTCGCTGGGTTGGGTGTCTTGCTTGCAGGAGGGTTCTAAATGTATGCTGTCGTTTTTAAGTCAACAGGCATCGTTGCATACCGCAACAGTGACCGGGTACAATGTAAGCTCTGGGCATTGTGGAATGACCACCCGGACGCCAATGGTGAGCCGATGGGCTTGTTTCACATTGTGAAAATGAAAGGCTAACATGGAATTCGTCTATTCTGTCGGCACCTTTGACAAGGTTGTCCACGTTTGGCTTGTCCACGATCCTGGCTTTTATGAGCTAGAATTGATAGACTATGACACCGGAGAAACCCTACAATCCCGAACATTCGAGGGCTTGGAGGAAGACGCAATTGAGGAATCTAGACAATGGCTGAAGACAATCTAGGCAAGGAAGGGGTCAGGAAGGCCTCTAAAAGGCCCGTAGAGGCGCTATCGTGGGTCGGGGAATACCAAGGTACCATCCCACGTTGTTCATCGATTAAAAACTGGCCATTCCCAACATTCAAAGGTCAACCCCTGGAACCCGTAAAGTATCCAAGACAACCTAGGGTAAACCCTGAGTGGCCAGATGCACTGTTGTAAATTAACCACAATCAAGGAAATAAATCATGCGCTGCGTGTGCTGTAACAAGAACCTCAACGACTATGAGTCAACCCGTAAGCATGCCATCACAGGGGCGTACCTTGACCTGTGCAATGGCTGCTTTAACGAGGTGTCAACAATGGCCGATGTCCCTGTCTGGACACGGGAGGACTTAGCGAACTGTGGGGACATTGATGAGGGGGTTGACAAGTTTGAAGAAGTAGACTATAATGATCTATACAGAGAAGACAACATAAAAGAATAAATATTATAAGATACTTATAACATTTTAACTGTTAATGTTAACTTTTACGAGGAAATCATGCACGTTGACGACGATCTGAGCACCCTGGAAGGGGAATATCTGAGGTCTTTAGGTGACAATCAAGCCTTCCAGGAAGAATGCTACTACTTCGGGACTGTCCATGCCATTGTCGATTTGATGCGTCTTTATGGGTTTGATGTCGTAATGAAGGACATAAACCGTGTGATGTCTGAGTGGGACGATGATCGATGATCGTCTTATTGTCAACCGTTCTTGTGGTGGTCTTATCATGTCTGATCGAAAAGTAATTAAGATTCAAGTCAAGGGCTGTTCCGATGGTCTGTTCTGGTACAGTCAACACGTCGGAGAGCAGTTCGATGTTGTCTGGTTTGACCCTGACGAGGCTGTGTTCTGGGTTCGTGAGCGTGACCAGTTCCATGCACGCAACTGGATTGCTTGCAGGGATGCGGAGGTGATACAATGAGTGCATGGTTGATCGCTGTAACGGGCTTGATCTACCTCGGCGTAGCCCTGGAGCAGCTATACAAAGGCAATACGCCTATGTTTGTCTGTTACATTGGCTACGCATTCGCTAACATTGGACTCTATAGGATGGCATCGTGACCTTTATCTTTGAAACCTACATGGGCGACTGTTTGGTGACGGTTGAGGCTAAGATCAATCGAAACTATCGAGCCTCTATCCTGTCTCTGGCCATTGACGACAAGGAATTCCCTGTTGACAGCCTCAACGCCAAGGCACTGCAACGCCTGGAAGACGAAGCAGACGAGAAAGCAGCAGAGGTGCAGAATGAATACTAAAATGCTCATCAAGGTACGCAAGCTGTGGAATAACCCTAACGCCAGCGTGGAATTAAACCGTGCTAACATGCGGAAATGGGTGAAATCTGTTAGAATGTTGGGTTCTAATTGGCTTTTGGCTGTTCCTGTGGAGAAGAAATCTTGACAGAATCAAAGTTCGTGAAGCATGTTGCCTGTGAGTCCTGCGGCAGTTCAGACGCTAATGCTCTGTACGATGACGGGCACACACACTGCTTCGCTTGTAACACTACGAGGGTTAGCGTGGAAGACACTCAACAAGCAACGAAACCGCCCAAGGCTAAAAGCCTGAGCGTTAGCGGCACTGTCAGGGGCATCCCTGAGCGTGGTATCAATCGACAAACCTGTGAAAAGTTCGGAGTCCTGCAAGATGATTCAAACCATTATTACCCGTATCTTGACAATGATTCTACCATCGTCGCTTACAAGGTCAGGAATGTAGAAGAGAAGAAGTTCTCCATTCGTGGAGACTTCCAACAGGCTAAGTTGTTTGGTCAAAACCTGTTTCATCAGGGAGGTAAGTATGTTACTTTGGTCGAAGGTGAACTGGATGCCCTTGCTGCTTACCAACTTACCGGGAGTCAGTGGCCTGTTGTGTCTATCCGTAACGGTGCTAACGCAGCCCTGAAGGACTGTAAGACACAGTTTGAGTGGCTAGACAGTTTCGAGAACATTGTAATCTGCTTTGATGCTGATGAGCCTGGACGCAAGGCAGCCAAAGAAGTGGCTGAGTTGTTCGGGCCTAAGGCGAAGATCGTAAAACATCTGTCGGGGTTCAAAGATGCTTGTGACTACCTCATTGCTGGCGCGACTAAGGAATTTGTTTCAGAGTGGTGGAAAGCAGAAGTCTATGTACCGGACGGTATCGTTAACTCGGCTGATCTGTGGGACTCTGTTAGCACTCCCGAGCAGCCTGCTAAGGCGCATTACCCGTGGAAAGGACTGAACAAGCTGCTGTACGG